TTATATTGTATGCTCATGATAAAAAATAATTAAAAGCGTCTTGTTCGTTTTTTAAATCTTGTTGAAAAGAAAAATTAAGTTGTTGTTTCATTGTATTTAAAGACTCCATAATCTGTCTTTGATTATCCACATCATATTCTTCTTTTGGTTCGGGTATGTAATTAGTAATCTTAGCCATTAATATCTGCCTCTAAAACTATCTCTAGTTGAATCTGATCTAGTGTATCCTCCACCACCTACACCTCTTGATTTTGCTGCAGATGCTGTTGTAACTGAACCTCTATTTCGATCAGCTACTCTAGATGTAGAATCTCCTCTCATATCAACTTGTCTTTGAATAGCTCTAGCTTCTCTCATGTTTTGTGAAGCTGCTCTGTCTCTTTCATCTCTGCCACCATAACTTCTAGCATCAAAGTAATCAGCTAATGTTTTAGATTGTCCAAAATCAGATTGTTGTATTCTTTGATTTAAACCTCTAATTCCATCCATTCCACCTCTAGCTATATTTTTAAAAAAACCATATCCTGGTATGGCCACACTCATTATTAAATCCATAATACCAGTAGATTTATTTTTATTAACCTGATCTATATAATTTTGATCTTGTTCATCATTAGTTGTCTCATCTATTATACTCATGTCACTTACGCCTTGAAATCTATTCATATCTAATGGCAACTTTTTCATGATGCCTGTTGTCTGTAGTGGATAAATATCTTGAGGCGCATTAATAAAATCTGGTGGAACTGCTTCAGGGTAAATATCTTGAGGCGCATTAATAAAGTCTATATCTTTTCCAAATTGATTAAATCTAGGATTACCTGAACCACCAAAAGAAGGGTTATCAAGATCACCATAATATTGACCTTCGCTAATACGAAAAACATTTTGAAAGGGCATAGCACCAGTGTAAGGTGCGGGATTATATGCTGTATTGTAAGCTAAACTTCCAAAAGCAGGATCATCGGCAAACTCTGTGTTAACCATTCCATAACCCTGAGATAATAAATCTTCAGGTGTATCTGCTAAACTATATAATCCTAATCTTGGTGGCATTATCTTCTTCCGTCTGGTTGTGCATCTAATCTAAGTGTGCCATATCTCCATGACTCACCTACTGCTGTGTTGGC